GGGTACTGTAATAGACTTGCAATATCTTCGAAACTGACATAGCAGTTGTGTTACAAAGGACAGTCTCACCCAGATATCTGGCAATTATGTACAGAAACAGACGCAAAAGAGCCATCGTATTATCTGTAGCAGTATTCAACTTACCAGAAGGATTAACACAACAACGAAAATATAACCAGCCATCAGGACCAATGATATAAAGTTCAGTGGCCCCACGATGAGCAAAAGTCATCAGATTGCAATCAGCAATCCGATCACTACTGCCCACAGCAGAACCAAGAAAAATATTATCAAATCTATCCTCATCAATCTCAGTCTGAAATGAATCATTCACAGAGGCCTCCATGTGTTCAACATCGAAGCATATGAAATCAGGATCTTTATCCTTACCAGACAAGAGATATTGAGACATAGAATTCCACCCACCATACCAAGGAGTCATTCCCACTGCACTCCACTCACGCTCAGCAGCCATTGCCAGAAAACTATCGTTCTGATCAGAAAAAACCATAAGATTAACCAAATGCATGAGGAGATCCCCACACATGAAAGTACGTGTCTTACGTTTCTTCACATCAGGATTCAACAGCTTATCAGATGTTCTAAGCTCACCTTTAGGAGAAACACTCCAATAAACATGGTCCCAAACAATGGAATAACCAAGGCGAACATTAAAAGTAACTCTGAATTTTCCAGTTAAGCGGATTTGGTCAATTATCTCCCGCAAAAGCGGCATTTCCCCATCCAGTGCATCACCCTTGTTCTTATACTTCAAGTTCAAGGGATAACCCGGGGAAGTGGTGCGATCAACTAGAGGTAAAATATCATCTAGCTCACGCAAATTGCCTTGTAAAAAGCCACGAGTAATTTTCCTAGCCGCCTCATTGGCCAACCTCCATGCCTCTGGATCGGGGCACCACTCATAGCAGAGAAGATTCTTCCGAAAATCATTCTCAAGCAATTCTCTTGAAAAAACCGCCGGCTGATAACCATGCGGAAGCTTGAGTTTGGTTTTCTCTTCTCCCTCTACAATCAAAGCCAACAACTCTGTATTAGTCGCAGGAAAGTGCTCCCCTTGTATGCCGTTATTAATGCGCTTGATAACAAAAGCAGCATCATTAACGTCGACTAATTCCTTATACAAGGGGATCACAAGTTTTTTGGCTCTGTTTGAGTAAACCACGTCACCGCGGACACAGGATAAAAAAGAATAAAAGCGTTCAAATTTTCACGAACTTTTCCCTGGTGTATTCCGATACATTGTCCATACTCGTTATACACTGGGGAACCGGAAACAGTTTTAACGGAATTACAGGTGTAATGACAAACACCCGTCTCCCTGTCAATAGACACTACTTCACCATGATCAATCACAGGATCTTTAATAGCATCTGCTGAACTTCCAACTATTCGCCGGCGGAGTAAACGCACTTTTTTATTAACACTGTCATACTTACCGAACTTAGTGCGATTTTGCTGCACTTTCCGATTAAATGACATATCAAGACACGAAACTCGAACAAAGTCGTTACTCTGTTTTGGACCCAACTGTTCTTGTCTAGGCGTAAATATCGCCAATGGATCAATCACAAAACGCTCCCCCTGCCTGTCCATAATGGCTATTTTGTTCGCCGAAGCGTGCAAATTTCCCGTTTCGTCATAAAAAACATGACGACAAGAATAAAGACCAAGTGGACCAGCAAGAGCAGAACCTGCAACTACCCAGTTACCTCCGACTTCATAGACTACATGATATAGGTGATCCAGATCGATATTGACAGGTTCTGGATGAATAAGGGCTTCGTGAACAACGCCAACATCAGCGTCCTTCTTATGAACAAACGAACACCCCCTAGTCTTACAAAACCTGCCATTCGCTTCATTCGCACATCTGTTATCGAGGATAGTGAGAATATTAGACTCATATTCACCCTCCTCTTTCTTCTCAGAGAGGCCAAATTTATTACCTTTAGCATGCTTCAAATAATCTTCATACTCCCTTTGTTCAGCAAGAGTCAAAAAAAATTTAATACCAGCAGCATCACAGTAATCCTTTTTCTCCCCTTCTTCAGGGGCATCCTCTTCAAGATCAAACATGTTTAAATCACCTTTCACAAAGTCAATGAACTCTTCAGCTTCCAGGCGTGTCGGCTTCCCAGCCAACGGTGCTGTTGCCTTCTTAAAGAGAGACTGCACCATCTTATCAGATCGAGACAAACCTACACCAAGGCTAGTTTCTAAAAACTTAGCCTCTTGATCAGTCAATCTAATCTTTGAATCAGATTTAGCATACCTGTGGAACCAATGCAATTTTTTGAGTGCAGAGCGGCCAACATGACCGGAATCTCTGTACACATCAAGTGGAATCGGAACGGACTTCAAACCAGGAATACGATCAGACCTCACCCTCCAACCAGCCTCACGCATAGCATCAAAGGTTTTTCTATCTTTGACAACCATCTGCTGTTTCGTTGAGGGATTATAGATAACGAGACCTGTCTTTTCAAGGGCAGCGTCAAGATCGTGAGCATCATAGAAGATATAATTCTTCATCTTCAACGGTACACCACTAATCTCTTCACTACCCCGATTCTTCCTGCTCCAAACCGCATCTTTCAACTCCTCAGACATTTGTTTCTCTCCAAGTTTAGACATAGACGCACTACTTTGGACAATCTCTTTCGGGACCATATGTTTCGTGTGACCAGCCCTTTCCGCTTTTTGAACAAAACGATTTTTCAATCCTCTACCTTCATGCTCCACCTCATTGCTTTCCTCGCCTCCACAGCCGGAAGCCATGGGAGAACTTACACCAAAAAGACATTCTTTCTCAACAACGTCTCCCATGTATTTCTCCCAATAATAAGACAACCATTTGTGAATTTGATTATATGCAAAGGCAAAAGCAATGTATGTGAGAAACATAGCAGCCAATATCAACACCGTATCAAGGGTAGAAGCTATATACGGATGTTGATTTTTCCAAACCTTTACTTTCGTAGGCCAT